CCTTGCGCATCTGTTCCTGTGTCTTGAACACGAACTGCACCATGGACCTATAACGCCCACCATCATATCCCCACATGGATTTGCGCTTCGTCATCAGACACATGTCACGAATCGCGTTGTACTTCATCGCCGTCTCCGTGATGAATAATCGAGTACGTGCGTCCGACCACGACTCCGACACTTCGAGAAGAAACACGGGAGTGAACCTCATTCGAACGCACGCCGTTTTACCCTCCGGCGTCTTTCCGAATATATTGATTCGGAAATACTCATCTCCCTTATCTGATGGAACATCCTCGCATCGCCAATCCGTTGGAAATATCTCCAACGATGTCATGTCATTGTTGTGACAATGCTTTGTGCCATCGTTAAATTACATTGAGTGTTGATACGTGGCATATTGACATAACGAGTATAACATGATAATAATGTCTTCGTATTGACAAACTGTGATTGTGCACGGTCGTATTTATCATAAAAAATAATTACAATTACAATACTATATGTCTGTTAGAAAGGATTTCAACACTAATTTGAGAGACGGTGTCCTAGATTACACGGTTATCGGCGGTGGAATTGCAGGATTGTACGCGAATTATCTCCTCCAAAACAAGAAGAAGACCGGCCTTCTTCTGGAGAAGAATCAGACCGTGTTCGGACGAGTTCGCGAACATGATTTTCACGGGACGAAGATCAAGTGTGCCGCGGGCATCGGCGTCCCGGAGAACAAGACGCTCGTAAAGTTATTGAAAAAGTTGAAGATGCCTGTGAAAGTATTGGACACTGACAACAAAGATCTTCGCACTCCACCGTTTGATATGGGAAAGGCAATCAGAACCGTCAAGAAAGAGTACAAGAAGATGACGAAAAAGGATTTGCTCACGCTCACGTCCAGAGAAATATTGTACAAGTATTTCGGGACAGAATTCGCCGAGCAGTTCATCCGTCACTCGGAATTCGAAGATTATCTTGAGGGAAGTTTTGAGTATCTCATGAAATACTATCCTATCGGCGATCTGGAGACGGGAGAATACAAGATGATACCCATAGATTGGACGATGATGGTCGAACGTCTCTCGAAACCGAATATACGAACGGAGTACTTGGTCACGAAGATAGAAAAAAAAGGAAGAATTTTCATCATAAACGACGAGATCGAAACGAAAGAAGTCATTTTTGCGGTTACTATTTCGACGTTTGATAACATACATACAGTCGGGTTCAAACTTCCTAAACTTTCAGATTACGTAGGATCCGTGCCGTTTTCCCGAGTGTACGCTTACTACAAAAACGGGTATGAGATGAAGGACGGATACGTCCTGGTGAACGGAGTTATAGACAAGATCATCAAAATCAACAAGAACGTGCTGATGGCATCGTACGCGGACAGCGACAAGACGCTTTTTTGGAAAAACGTGAAGCCGTTGCCGGATGCCGAACGGTGCAAGATAGTTCAAGAAAAGTTGGCAGACGACGGATACGATTTCGGAAAGCCTGATGAAATTTTCATGGCTGTGTGGTCTGACGGCGTGCATTATATTAAACCATACGGGAAGTATAAGACGTTGAACAATCTGCTTGATAAATTGTCAAAACCATGCAAAGGAATAACAATAATTGGCGAAATGTTGTCAAAAAAAGTAGGTTACGTCGAAGGAGCTTTGTTATCTGTGACTCGTGCTCTTAAATGAAAATGTCAAACGTATAAGACCATTTGAAATTATATGCAGTTTTATATCCTTTAACACCACGAGCACACGCGCTGATATTAACTCCGCTTTTTTTAAAGTGTCGTCCCGCTTCTCCACAAGAAGCGTATGAGTCAATAAAAGTACCATTGAGATCATACTGATACACTCTTTTGGATTTGTGATGCTTCTCGCCAAGTCGCGCTTCACTCATCTTTTGTTTTGTTTCTTCGCTCATTGGTTTCCCATAGTTGTGATTCTTCTCGCCAAGTTGCGCTTCACTCATCTTTTGTTTTGTTTCTTCGCTCATTGGTTTCCCATAGTTATGATTTTTATCACCGCGGGTTGCCTCACTGATTTTTTTTCTCATCTTTTGTTTTGTTTCTTCGCTCATATTTTGTTTGGCCTCACTGATTTTTTTTCTCATCTTTTGTTTTGTTTCTTCGCTCTTTGGTTTCCCATAGTTATGATTTTTATCACCAAGTTGTGCTTCACTGATTTTTTTTCTCGTTTCCTCGCTCATATTTTGTTTGGCCTCACTGATTCTTTGTTTTGTCTCCTCGCTCAGTTTGCCATTACTACCACCTCCTTCCTTGAGATTGTATCCCTCCGGTGCCAGTGTTCTCATCTCACTCACCAGAAGATCTTCTTCAAAGTTCAAATCCTCGTCGGGACAATCATACCAATCTTTTCCGAAGTTTTCCCAACCATATTTTCGAATAGCATTATATATAGCTCGACACCGTTTGCTTCGTCCTGTTCGATGTTCTTCGAGTCGTTTGTGTATAGGACGAATAGTTTGCCCTATGTAAACCTTGCCGTTTATCTTATTTTTGAGCATATAAATATGCCCCATTATTATGAGATTTTAATCTTGATTACATAAATTGTTCAGCTCCTTTTTGTCGATACAACAAACTTTCGAAGCCGTGCAAAGGAATAACAATAATTGGCGAAATGTTGTCAAAAAAAGTAGGTTACGTTGAAGGTGCTTTACAATCGGTCGAACGTGCTCTTAAATGAAAAATATTAAAAAAATATGATGTAATAATAAAGAATGGGTGGATCAGACTTCAAGGTGAATCTACTGAAGTATTCGGGGATAAATTACGATACGGAAACGATGGACTTTCCAGGATCCATCTCTGCCGACAACATCACGGCCAACAACATCTACGGAAATGTGATAGCTGTATTGCCTTCGACGGCGAACGTGAACATAGTGGGCAACGTCACAGGAAATAGCGTCGTGACTAATACAGTCATCGTGTCGGGGGGTGCAACTGCATCGTATTTCATCGGCAATGGGGCATTACTTACCGGCGTGACATCGTCTATCCCACCTCGGGCGAACCTGAACATCGTCGGAAACGTGACTGCACCTGGAAACGTGGTGGTTCTCGGGAAAATAAACACTCTCGGCAATGTCACCGCCAATTACCTCCGTGGAAACGGCGCCCTTCTCAGTGGGATCAGCACGGCCCTTCCGGCCAATGCAAACATCAACATCGTCGGAAACGTGACGGCCCCCGGGAATATCATCGTGTTGGGACAAGTTAATGCAGATGGAAACGTGACTGCGAATTACTTCCTTGGTAATGGTACGTTGCTTCAAGGTGTGCTGACTTCTCTGCCGACGAGCGCGAACATCAACATCGTCGGAAACGTGACGGCCCCCGGAAATATCGCTGTATCAGGGCAGGTGAACGTCGTGGGAAACGTGACGGCCAATTACATTCTGGGAAATGGTGCCCTTCTCAGTGGGATCAACACGTCTCTTCCGGCCAATGCAAACATCAACATCGTCGGAAACGTGACGGCTCCCGGTAATATAGTTGTGTTGGGGCAAGTGAACGTCGTTGGTAACGTTACTGCGAATTACTTCCTCGGAAATGGTGCATTGTTGTCCAACGTGTTGACTGTATTACCATCGAGTGCCAACATTGACATCGTAGGAAGCGTGACGGCTCCTGGAAACATCTCGGTATTGGGACAAGTGAACGTCGTGGGAAACGTGACTGCGAATTACTTCCTAGGAAACGGTGCGTTTTTGTCCAATGTATTGACTGCATTACCATCGGTCGCAAACATTGACATCGTCGGGAACGTGACGGCTCCTGGGAATGTGAGAGTATTGGGGCAACTGACTACTGTGGGCAACGTGGTGGCAAATTACTTTCTAGGAAACAGCATGCTGATCGGAGGCATTCTCACTTCTTTCCCAACAGCCGGTAACATAGACATCGTCGGAAACGTGAGAGCGCCTGGTAACGTCGTCGTGCAGGGTCAAGTCAATACGGCAGGCAACATCGTGGCAAATTATTTCATCGGCAACGGAACGTTCGTGATAGGTGCGACGATTCCCATCCCCGCAACATTGAACATGGATGTCGTAGGCAACGTAACGGCTCCAGGGAATGTGGAGGTTACTGGGCTGCTCTCCGTGACTGGAAACATGCAGGCTCAATATTTCATAGGAGATGGAGCTTTCATGACGGGAGTCACGGGACCGCTTCCGCCTATTGCGAATTTGAACATCATAGGAAACGTGACGGCCTCTGGAAACATCATCAGTTCTGGAAATGTGAGAGCGATTGGAAACATGTCGGCAGCATACTTTATAGGGAACGGATATCTTCTCACGGGCGTCGTGCCGAACATTCCTAGAAATGCTAACGTTGACATAATCGGCAACGTGACGGCTCCGGGAAATATCACCGTATCGGGGCAAGTGACCACCGTGGGAAATGTGGTGGGAAATTACTTCCTCGGAAACGGAGCATTATTGAGCAACGTAGGAGATGCCATAACTGGAATCGTCAGAGTTGATGTCAGAGGCAACGTGACGGCCCCTGGGAACGTCGTGGTATTAGGTCAGGTGAACGTCGTAGGTAATGTGACGGCGAATTACTTCCTTGGCAATGGAGCTTTGCTGTCCAACGTGCTCGTCACACTTCCTACGTCGGCCAACGTAGATATTCACGGAAACATTCTTTCTGGAAACTTATTGAACGTGAGCTCGATTATTGCGTCTGTCGCAAATATAGGAAACGTCAGACTGAACGGTGGAAATATAACGGCAAATTATTTCGTCGGCGACGGGACGTTTGTGTCCAATGTGCTGACGTCTCTTCCTGCATCGGCAACCATGGACATCATCGGGAATATCGTCGGAAATATCGTGACTGCAAACACGATGACGGTTATCGGAAACGCCAATATTGTGGGTTCTGTGTTTTTCTTAGGAAATGTTAGCTCAAAATTCTTGGCAGGAAATGGACAATTTTTGTCCCTTCCCGGGTTCCTCGTGACTCCTCGGGGGACTGTCGCCAATCAGGCCGCGAGACTCGCTCTTAATGTTTCCGTGGGTACTATTGTGACGCAGACCGATAATGGCGTAACATATCTGTTGAATAGTTTGCCAGCGAGCGTCAACGGAAACTGGACCGTCTTCAACGCCTTGGCCAACCCGGTGAGCAACGTCTTCGCTCGTCAAGGTGCGGTCGTGGCCCAGGTCGGAGATTACACAGATCTTCAGGTAGGGTTATCGGCGGCCGTGGGTAATGTTACCACGTCGCAATTCGTGGCAAATGCGTTGGCGTATCTGAATGCATACAAAGCCAACGTCGTGAACGGAAACGTGTTCGCGAGATATTTCGTCGGAGACGTGAGTTCGTTCGGAAACGTCGACGCAGGCAACATCGCGACGAATGTGTTGCAAGTCAACGGAAACCTCCTCGTGACCGGCCAGGTAAATGTCGTGGGAAACATCGTGTCTAATTATTTGCTCGGAAATGGATCTCAGATAACGGGGTTGACGTCGCAGTTCCCGGGAACCGGAAACGTTGATATCTTCGGAAACTCGACGTCCACTGGAAACATGATCGTTTTGGGACAAGTGACCACGATCGGCAACGTTCTAGCTCCGTATTTGTACGCGAACATCGTTGCGGATACGATCACGGCCAACACGGTCGTCGTGGGACAATACGTTGATACGCAACTTTTGACTTCGAATCTCGGAAACGGAAACATAACGGCCGTCAACTTCTTCGGCAATCTCGTCGCGATCGGAAACGTGACCGCACCATACTTTATCGGAAACGCACGCATATCCGGGAATGTGATTGCGAACAACGTGTCGACGACGCTCTTGAGAGTGTATGGAAACGCGTTCGTGGGAGGTAATGTTACGGCGGGAGATCTTCTGCTCACCGGGAACATGACGACGGCTGGCAACGTGGTTTTGGCCGCAAACGTGACGTGTACTTCTTTGCCCAATGTTGACACGACTGTATTTGAGAATTATCAGGAACTCATCGTGAACTCGTCGACGGGACTCGTGAGCAAAGTAGAGTCTCAACTTCCAAATTTCGCAAACTTTAACGAATCAACGAACGCGGGCGTCACTCTGTACTTGTATAAGAAGCAATTATTGGGAACCGGTGGAGGATGGGTCAATAGTCTAAGCCGAGTGGCGGGATATCCCATAACGACCCCCGTGCCGACTGTCATTCCCTTCATCGGATTCCAAAATGTAGAGATATCCAAGTTGAAGCAATCGTGGTCCGACGCCTTAATACTCGCCACGGACGGAAGAGTGTTTTCATACGGCGCGACTCTCGGAAATTGGGCACCTCAACGTATAAACGTGCCTCCTGCCAGAGACATCTTCATTCCTAATTTGAAAAATAATGGCATAGGCATTCCGACGGACTATAGATGTCCAATGGGAATAACACTCGCCAATGGACAATTGTACATGTTTGGTCTTAATACATCCGGACAGCTCGGAAGAGGAACTTTCACGACGAGTAATACGCCGGCCATTCCTGCGGGTCTAGAGACGGCGAACGTCATAAAACTCACGATCAGCACGGCTGGTTTTGCGGGCGTGTGTGCCGTCCTCTCGAACGGTCGCATCGCTACGTGGGGATATAATTCCATCGGGCAGCTCGGGATTGGAAATACGTCCACGGGCATCACCGTACCGGTATTCGTCCCTGGATTCACCAACGTGACGGATGCCGAATTCTGCGGAGGATATGACGGTGGTGGTGCCGGCGTGGACAACACGTCTCTTCGCATCTTGTTGAGCAACGGGGCGTCGTTCGCCACGGGGTGCAATAGAAATGGCGAACTAGGCATAGGCAATGTCACGAGTAGAACGACGTTCGCACGCGAGAACACCAATAGATCGAACATCGCTGCTATAGGAGGACTTCAAATGGTGAATGTGGGTCACTACATCATCCAGAATGACGGTCAAGTATTATTCACAGGGAACAAGAGATCGTTCGGAGTCACCGTGGGTGCCGTGACGCAAAACGTGTTCTACAACGGCGATGGTATATCGTCGTATGGATTCCAGAGAAATATGTTGGCGAACGTGGGGACGTTCATAACGACGCCCAAGATTAAATTCTGTGCGTCGGCAAGTGAACAGGCAGTAGCAAATCTAAGTAATTACTGGGCTATGTTCAAAGATAACACCGGTAATCTCTGGGCGACGGGAAATAATACGATAGGGCAAATGGGTTTGGGAAATACCAATAACATTAATGGTGGTTTTACGTATGTCAATCAATTTTTCACGCCAGCCAACTCTATAGTACACGACTTCAGTATGGCTGGATTCTTGTCATTCGCGGGAGGTACCATCGTGATCTTGAACGACGGGAGAATGTTGACCGCTGGATGTAACGATGACGGTCAGACACCGTACGAGATCATATCCACAAATACGGTCGTCCCGTATTGGCGTCCTGTGATAGGTTTCGAGATGCCGACGACGAAATAACGAACACTTTACACTGACTTTTTTGTAATACAAAAAATATTTATGTAATACAAAGGATGTCCGGCGGGAATTTTAAGAAAAATATTTTGAAATACGGATACATAAATTATGACACGAGAAACATGGTGTTTCCGGGTTCGATAGAGGCCAACTCTATCACCGCACAGTCGTTCACTGGGAACGTCGTCGCGGTTCTCCCGTCGACCGCGAACATTGATATACGCGGGAACGTGGTCGGGAACCTGGTGAGCACGAACGTCGTCGTAGCGAATACGATGACCGCGAGTTTGATCGGTAATGGTTCGTTGCTGTCTGGCGTGACGTCTACGCTCCCGGCCAACGCCAACATTGACATTGTCGGCAATGTGTCTGCTCCTGGAAATGTCGTCGTAACGGGGCAGGTGGACGTTGTGGGCAATGTGTCGGGCGACTATTTCTTTGGCAATGGAGCACTTTTGGAAGGAATTCTCACGTCTCTTCCGACGACCGCGAACATTGACATCGTTGGCAATGTTACGGCTCCGGGAAATGTGAGAGTCTCCGGTCAGGTGAACGTCGTGGGAAACGTGACGGGAAACTATTTTCTAGGAAACGGTGCTTTGCTTCGAGGAGTTTTGACTTCTCTTCCGACGACCGCCAACATTGACATAATAGGAAACGTGACGGCCTCCGGAAATATCACGGCCTCGGGACAGGTGAACGTCGTTGGAAACGTTACGAGCTCTTATTTTCGCGGAAATGGGGCGCTCCTACAGGGTATACTCACATCTTTTCCGTCGACTGCGAACATCAACATCGTCGGCAACGTGACGGCCTCCGGAAATATCACGGCCTCTGGACAAGTGAACGTCGTGGGCAACGTGATAGGAGCATACTTCATCGGAAATGGCGCCTTGCTCCAAGGTGTATTGACCACTCTGCCACGGACTGCAAACATTGATATCGTCGGCAATATCACAACTCCTGGAAATGTAATCGTGCTCGGACAAGTTACTACCGTGGGCAACGCGACGAGCTCGTATTTCTTCGGCAACGGTGCTCTTTTACAGAATGTATTGACAGAATTACCGGCGACTGCCAACATTGACATCATCGGCAACGTGGCAGCTCCTGGAAATGTAATCGTGCTCGGACAGGTGAACGTCG